AAGCGGGCGGGCCTGCTGGCCAACCAGACCTGGCAGAAGTACCCGGCCGCGATGCTGCGCGCGCGCTGCATCAGCGCCGTGGCGCGGATGGCCTTCCCCGACTCGATCGGCGGGATGTACACGCCCGACGCGCTCGGCGCGCGGACCGAGGTCGACGCCGAGGGCGCGGTCACCCTGGCCGTCGACGAGCCCTCTCCCGCCCGCGCCCCGGTGCCGGCGGTCTACGCCCGCGCGCCGCAGGCCCAGGCCCCGGCTGCGGCCCAGGAGGAGCCGCTGAGCGGCGACGAGTTGGCCGCCTACTTCAGCGCGACCGAGCAACCGGACGAGCCGCCGGCCACGCCCTCCGAGACGCTGCCCGCCTCGATAGACCCCGCGCGCAACCCGTCGCTCAAGCCCGCGCCGACCGCGGTCGACGTGCGCGAGATCGCCCGGGAAATCTTCGCCCGGATGAAGCGCATCAAGCCCGGCACCGCGGTCGAGCTGCCCGCCCCCGACGACCCGGAGAACGTCTGGACCAGCTTCGTCGACACCTACGGCCCGGTCCTGGAGGAGACCGAGCGCGAGCTGGCGGCTAAGGCGGCGAAGCGGTGAGCCGGACGCCCCACCAGTTCGACGTGCTCGCGCCCGACGGCTCGACGCCCTGGGCGCTCGCCGCCCTGCCCCAGCCGCCGCCGGCCGGCTGGCGCAAGGTGCTGGACGGCCTGGACGGGGCGGCCTACGAGACGCCGCGGGCCGAGGGCCTGCGCGCGGTGCTCTCGGGCGCGACCGAGTCGGACGGCCGACGGTGGCTGCACTTGAGCTTGAGCCATAGGCAGCGGCTCCCGACCTGGGACGAGCTGCGCCGCACCAAGGAGGCCTTCCTGGGTGACCGGTACGCGCTCACGGTGCTGCCGCCGCCCGACCGGTACGTGAACCTAGCCCCCCACGTCCTGCATTGCTTCGCGCTGGCGGACCCGCGGGCCCAGTGGGTACTCCCGGAGTTCAGCGGTGTCGTCGCGGGGGTGCGCACCCTATGATCACCTGCCCCCGCTGTGGGCTGCTCAGCCACCACCCCGAGGACGAGCGCAACCGCTACTGCGCCAACTGCGACGCCTTCCACGAGGAACTCGCCGGGCTGCCCCCCTACCGGGCCTGCGGCGTGCAGGGGTGCCGGTGCGACGTGTCGCGGTCGCCCTGCCCGATGCACGGACGACGCCGGTGACGCCGCTCCCGCCGCACCTGGCCGACATCAGCCGGCCGAAGCTCCTCGATCTGTTTTCAGGCGCCGGCGGGGCGGCGCGCGGCTACCAGTGGGCCGGCTTCCACGTCACCGGCGTCGACAACCGGCCGCAGCCCCGCTACGCGGGGGACGCCTTCGTTCAGGCCGACGCGCTGGAGTACTTGGCAGAACACGGCCGCGAGTTCAACGCGGTCCACGCCTCGCCGCCGTGCCAGGCGTACATCCGCAGCGGGATGGTCGCCAAGGACGGCCGGCACCCCGATCTGATCGGCCCAACGCGGGAGGCACTGATCCACAACGGTGTTTTTTGGGTGATCGAGAACGTGCCGGGTGCGCCGATGCGGCCGGACGTGGTGCTTTGCGGGACGATGTTCGGGCTCGGTGTCCGACGACACCGTTGGTTCGAGTCGAACGCCGGCCTACTGCCCTTCACGCCGGGTTGCAACCACTCGTACCCGATCACGGGCATCTACGGACACCCCCACGTCCGTGGGGGTGCATGGCGGAACGGAAACAAGCCGATGTTACCGAGCGACCACACGACTTGGAGCCGCGAGATGGACATCGACTGGATGCGTCCGCTCGAGTTGGCCGCGGCGATCCCTCCCGCCTACACCGAGTGGATCGGTCGTCAGTTGTCGAAGGCGGTCCGGGGGCGGGAGGCGTGAACCAGCGGCCGGCCGGCGAGCTGCCCAGCGCGGTGCTCGAGCCCCTGATCGCGGTCCTGGCCGACGTCGGCCTGCTGACCGCGGCCGCCCAGGGCGCGTTGCGCCGCCGCTCGCTGTCCGACGCGCGCCTGTGGCTGCAGCGGCTGGAGCGCGCCTACGCCCGCCTGGCCCCGCTGGTCGAGCGGGCCCTGCCGCCGGAGGGGCTGCGCTGAGCGAGCGGCAGCGGCCCAGCCCGGGCAACTCCGGCGCCCGTCCGGGCGCGGCCTGGTTGGCCGGCTACGCCCAGGCCCAGCGCGACCTGGCGGACGTGGCGGAGGGTTGGCTCGAGCTGCACGAGCGGATCGGCGCGCTGGAGGCGGAGCTGCGCCTGGCCCGGTTCGAGGCCGACAGCGCCCGCGAGCGGCTGCGCTTGGCCCACCACGAGATCGCCCGGCTGGCCGCGGCCTCGGCGGTGGCCGTGCGCGTCTGCGGCTGCGCCGACGCCTACACCGACTGCCTCGCCGAGTTCGCCGCGACGGCCGCCGGCGACCTGAGCGCGCGCGCCTGCGGCGAGCACCTCGACGCGCTGACGGCCGCCGTCCTGGCGTGGAACGAGGCGAGCGGTGCCTGAGACACCCGAGGAACTCCGGGCGGAGATAGACCGCCTCACCGCCGCGCTGGCCGCGGTCGAGGCGCAGCGGGACAGGGCGAACAACGACCGGGGGGTGCTGATCCAAACACAGCGCGCGTTGACCGCGCGGGCGACCACCGCCGAGGCGGAACGGGACGAGAACCGCCGGAAGTGGTTAGACGCCGACGAGGGTTACGTGGGCAAACACCGCGATTGGCTCGCGACCCTCCAGCGGGCCGAGGCCGCCGAGGCGCGGGCGGAGCGGTATCAAGAAGCGCTACTCACCCTCAGGACCGCCGGCCAGAACGAGGAGGCGGTCAACGGCTTCTGGATCGTCGATCTGGTCGACGCCGCCCTGGCCGGCGGGCCGGAGGCGGAGCGGGAGGGGGCGGAATGACGACCGATGGGCTCATCCGCGAACTGGTCGGGACGGTCTGCCGCTGCGGCCGACCGAAGGCCCATCGGCAGACGTTCTGCAAGCCCTGCTACTTCGCCTTGCCGCCGCCGGTGCGGGCCGCCCTCTACCGGGGCATCGGCGAGGGGTACGAAGAAGCGTACGCCGACGCCGTGGCCGCGCTGGCCGACGCGCCCCGGGTGGGGCGGGAGGGAACGGAAGGACCCCGAGCCTTCTTGAGCACGAACGCCGACGAGGAAAGCGATGCGCTTGATATGGGCTAACGGTCTGGCCCACCGATCCCTGGTGGTCGTGCGGGGGAGAAACGAGCTGACCCCCGGGGAGCGCGATGCCCTGATCCGGTCGGTGATCTCGTCGGAGGCGCTGGCCGGCGTCGTCGTGCCGCGCGAGCTGCTCGAACGGCTGCTCGACAAGGTGCTCGCCGAGCCGCTGCCGGGGATCGGATGATCGCCGACCGCGCCGGTACAGCCCGGTCTAAGACAGGAGGTTAGCGGTGAAGAGATGGATCAGGGCGCTTAAGCGGCTGTACTACTGGTCGATGTGCGACCACCGCAACGTTTGCGAGGAGATGGTCCTCGGCCCCGATGAGGCGAAGCTCCGTTTCCGGTTCTGCCGGGTCTGCGGGCGGTGCCTGTGGTTGCTGTCCGACGGCGACCACAACGTGCACCTACGCGCCGACCAACTCGACCGGCTGGTGGGGATCGGGTGAGCGCCGAAGCGCGGGCGGAGCGGTGCGAGAAGGTCATCGGCGTGCTCCGGGGCTACATCGAGATGGGGGAGTCGCGGCCGTCAGCCGTCTCGTTCGCGGCGCGCTACAACGCCTGGGGCGACTTGCGGGCCGCGCTGCGGCAGTACGACGCCGCCCTGGCCGACGTGCCGCCAAACCAGAAGGGGCCGACGGATGCCTGAGGACACCGCTTTCTGGAAGCAACGCGCTGCAGAGGACGTGCGGACGATCATCCGACTCAGGGCTGAGGTCAAGCGCCTCACCGCCGCGCTGGCCGCCGCCGAGGCCCGGTGCGCGCGGCGGGAGGGGGCGTTGCGGGAAGCGCTGGGTTGGGTACCCGCCCCGGAGTGGTGCTATTGGCCGGAGAACGCTGAGGCGATCCGGCGTATGCGCGCCGCCCTGGTCGGCGGGCCGGCGGCGGGGCGGGAGGCGGCGGACGGTGGCTAGGACGTTCGACGGGCGGATCATCGACACCAGCGGGTACCTGGGCCAGTTGCAGGTCGATTGCGGCTGCGGTGAGATGCTCCTGTTGCGGCGGCACCGCCAGGTCTACACCTGCGCCGGGTGCGGTCGCCGCTACCGGCGGGTCATCGAGCAGAACATCGAGATCGATCCCTGCTCCGAGCCCGACCCAGCCCCCAACGTCGGGGCTTCGTCTGTATGACCTGGGTGTGCGGGGAGTGCGCCGACTCCTGGGCGACCACCGTGCGCGGCGACGTGGCCGGGCTCGCCGAGCGCGACGCCCCCGCCACTCCGGTGGCACCGGCGCCGGGGGACGACGCGCCGTGACCCCCCACGTCGACCGCGAGCAGCTCGGCCGCCTCGTCTTCGCGACGATGGCGCGCCTGGCCACGGAAGCGGCCCGGGCCGCCGGGGGACCGCCCGACCCCGACTGGACGACGCCGTGGGAGGAGCTGGACGAGGAAATACGGGAGGCCGACCGCACGATCGGCCAGGCCGTCGCCGACGCCGTGCTCGAGGCCGCGATGGGCGTGCGCGTCCCGGGCGATACCGAGCGCAAGATCGAGGTCCGGTCCGGCTACGGCGCCCGGACGCAGGAGCCGTTCGTCACGCTCTCGTTGCCCGGCCCCGAGCCGCGCGTGCAGTTACGCGCCCACGAGGCCAGGGACCTGGCGGCGAACCTTCTGGAGGGCGCCGAGGCCGCGCTGACCGACGGCTTGATCGTTGAGTTCTGCACCCGCACGCTCGGGATGGCGGTCGCTCAGGTCGCGCCGATCCTGCACCAACTCCGCGCCTACCGGGTGCGCAAGAGCCGGGAGGGGACGTGAGCGTGCCGGTGGAGGCGATCACCCGCGAGCGGCTGGGGCGTTGGGCCCGCGACTGCGTGCGCCACCACGCCACCCCGCTGGTGCTGGTCGCGGTCGGGCACGACGAGCGAAGCGGAACCGTGTACGTCTGCCGCACCGAGGACGGGCCGAGCGACGCCGAGATCGGCGCCCTCTTGCGCCGCGTCGCCCAGGAGCTGATGGGGTGAGCAAACGGCGCGGGCCCGGGGTCTCCGACGAGGAGCGCCGCTACTTCGCGCACGCCCGCCGCGTCCTGCTCCCGATGCTGCGCGGCTCCCACGCCTACCTCGGGATCTGCCCGGCCGAGGTCGACGTCAAGTTCGCGCTGGAGCTGGGCCTGGCCATCCTCCTGGATAAACCGCTGATCTTCCTCGTGCTGCGCGGGCGCACGCTGCCGGAGAAGCTGCGCCGGGTCGCCGACGCCGTGGTCGAGATGGACGACCTGGACGATCCGGCCAGCCGGGGCCGGCTCGCGGCCGTGCTCCAGGAGTTCACCGGGTGACCGAGCCCAACCCCGACATCCTCAACGAGCTCGAGGCCGCCGCGTACCTGCGGGTCAGCCGGGGCGTGCTGCGCCGGCTCCGGCGCCAGCGGCTCATCCCCCACTGGCGGTTGGGGCCCCAGACCATCCGCTACTCCAAGAAAGCGCTCGACGCCTGGGCCGAGCAGGCGCTGGCCGCCGGCGGCGGTGGACAAACCGGTGGAGCAACCACGGAGGACCACCACGCGCCGCAGAGCACCGTCCCGCGTTGGAAAGGGCACCGGTGAGCGCGGTGGGAACCGGCCGCGGTTTCAGTTCCAAGCCGTGTCATCCCGCCGCGCCCCATCTCCTGGCCGGGCCCCGTCGTGGCCCGCCGGCGGACAAGTGGACAAACGCGGTTTGTCCACCGGGCTCAGCCCGGGCGGGTCGCCCGCTCGAACGCCGCGGCGGCTTCTCTGTCCGCTCGAGCCGACCGGTGGGCGTAGACCCGGGCCATCACCTCGACGCTGTGCCCGGTCCGCCGGGCCATCGCCTGCAGGGACACCCCGAAGCCGAGCCCGATCGTGACGTGCGCGTGCCGGAAGAACACGTAGGGCGGCCAGGACGGCAGGCCGGCGGCGCGCAGGGCCGCGCGGAACTCGGGGGACACGTTGCCCCACTGGAACGCCCCGCCCAGCCGGTTGGCGAAGATCAACCCTTCCTCCGTCCAGTAGCCGCCGGCGCGCTCCCGCAGCGCCGCCTGCCGCTCCCGCCGTTGCTCGAGGCGCGCCATCAAGCGCTCGGTCAGCTGCACCCGCCGGCGCAGCTTGTTCTTGAGGACCGCCTTCTGGGGCTTGCCGGTCGTGCGGCGCTGCCTCTGGACGAACCACTCACCGCCGGCGTCGATGTCCGCCCACTCGGCCCCGAGCATCTCGCCCGGCCGGCACCCGGTGTCGGCGAGGAAGAACCAGAGGTCCAGCCAGGGGTCGTCCCGCTCCAGGCAGGAAGCGAAGAAGTGCGCGACCTGCTCTTCTTTGGGCGGGTGCATCTCGGGGGCGGCGTAGACCGGCGGGTCGACCAGGTCGGCCGGGTTGGCGTCGCGCGGCAGGTCGCCCCAGCGGGTCGCGCGTTTCAGCGCCACGTGCAGCAGCGCGTGCACGTTGGAGGCGACGCTCGGCGGGAGCGCGTCGTAGAGCCGCTGCAGGTGCGCCGGTGAGAGCGCGCGCAGGCGGACGTGGCCGATCGAGGTCGGCGTCGGGCGCGCCGGGTCGATGTGCAGCCGCACGTCGCGCTCGTAGCGCCGGAGCGTCTCCGGCCCGCGCTTGAGGGACGGCAGCCAGCGCCGGCGCAAGAACCGGCCGAGCGTCTGCAGCTCGACCGGTGCGGCGGGGACCGTGTGCGCCAGCCACCGCGCGCGGTCCTCGTCCCGCTTGCGCGCGGCCTCCTCGGCGCTGACCTTCGAGGCGAACCGCTTGACCTCCGGCACCCCGTCGGGGCGCAGCCCGCGGGTGTAGGTCGCGAACCACATCGCCCGCTTGGCGTCGAACCACTCCGAGCCGGCGCCGTTGGGGCGTTTGGGTCGCGGCGCATCCTGGCCCGGCACGGCCCCGCCAGCCTACCAGATCCGGGCCGGTGCCCCGACGGTGTGCGCGCCTAACACAACGCGGCACGGAAGATGTACGCTTGGCGGCGACGGACGGCTGTCCTGCCGCCGGTCCCGGCCGGCAGCGGCCCGGGGGCGGCGGCTTCGTTTTTCTCGGGAGGGTGCGGGCTGAGGGGGCCGATCGTCTGCCCGGTCTGCCGGCTCTGGCTCGGCGAGTGGCGTGCGGGGGTGCCGGTGATGCGCTGCCGGCGCCGGGCCGCCGTCGTCGTGCGCGTGCAGTGCGACCGTAAGGGCTGCCCGGGCAGCTGGACCCACCCGGCCTACCGCCGCCTCTTCGGCGAGCCCTTCGCCCTGGTGGCGGTGTGAGCACCGCGTCGTCGACGCCGACGGCCAGACCATCGTCGCCGTCCGGCGCTCCGGCCTCACGCCCGAACAGAAGCGCCGGCTGGCGCTGTTCGACAACCGCGCCGCCGAGCTCGCCGAGTGGGACCCCGCGCGCTTGGCCGCGTTCCTCGAGGAGGACGGGCACGCACTCGACGGTCTCTTCGGCAAGGACGAGCTCGACCGCATCCTGGCCGAGGTCAGGCCACAGCCGGCGAGGACCCGGGGCCGCAGCTCGACCGGGCCGAGGAGCTGCGGGCGAAGTGGAACACCGAGCGCGGGCAGCTCTGGGAGATCCCGAGCGCGACCGTGCCGGGGCGGAGCCACCGGCTGCTCTGCGGGGACGCGACGAGCGCCGAGGACGTGGCGCGGCTGATGGGCGATGCGAAGGCAGCGGTTCTGTGGACGGATCCGCCCTACGGCGTGGACTACGTGGGCAAAACTGCCGACGCCCTGACGCTGGAGAACGACCACCGGGGGCGTCTGGCCGATCTGTTGGCGCAGGCGTTCACGACCCTCGACGCCGTTCTCGCCGACGGCGCGGCCGTCTACGTCGCCCACCCGGCGGGGGGGCAATGCCTCGTCTTCGGGAACGCGTTCGTCGCCGGCGGGTGGCGTTTCCGTCAGGATCTGGTCTGGGTCAAAGACACGATGGTCCTCGGCCACTCCGACTACCACTACCGCCACGAGGGCATCTACTACGGGCACCGCTCCGCGGGCGATGGTCGCCCCGGACGGGGCGACCATCCCGGTTCCCATTGGGTCGGGGGCCACGCCAAGACGTCGGTCTTCGAGATCGAACGCCCGAAGCGGAGCGAAGAGCACCCCACGATCAAGCCGGCCGAGCTGGTCCTCGCCCAGATCACGAACCACGGGCAGACCGGCGACGTCGTGCTCGACGGGTTCGTCGGCTCGGGCACCGCGATCGTCGCCGCCGAGCAGGCCGCCCGGCTCTGCTGCGCCCTCGAGATCGACCCGGCCTACGTCGCCGTGATCCTCGAGCGGCTCGCCGGGATGGGCTTAGAGCCCCGCCTGCTCGAGCCCGCCGCCTTTGTCGCCCTCCAGGAACTCTAGCTATGGGCCGCCCTACCAAGCTGACAGCCGAGCGTCAGGCGCGCGCCTGCCAGGCGGTGCAACTCGGTGCGACCTACGAGATGGCCGCCCAGTACGCCGGCATCGGCTACAGCACCTGGGCGACCTGGCTCCAACGCGCGGCCGCCGGGCGGCACCCGTACGTGGAGTTCCTGGAGGCGCTGAAAGAGGCCGAGGCCCGCGCCGTCCTCGGCTGGCTGGCCAAGATCGAGAAGGCGGCCTCCGATGGCGAGTGGACCGCTGCGGCCTGGAAGCTCGAGCGGCGCTACCCGCACGCCTACGGCCGGCGCGTCCAGGAGCTGACCGGCCGCGACGGGGCGCCGCTGCAGGTGCAGGTCGTCATCCCCGACAACGGGCGGGAGGACCGCGCGATCGGCGAGCCGACGGGGAGGGCGCTGAACGGACGGGTCGGTGCTCGCGCCGACTAGGGCCTCGGGCCGCGGCGGCGCCGAGGCGCCGGTCCGCCGGATCGGCCCGCAGCCGGGGCCGCAATCGCGCTTCCTGGCCAGCAGCGCCGACATCGCCGTCATCGGCGGCGCCGCCGGCGGCGGTAAGACCTTCGGGCTCTTGCTCGAGCCGCTCCGGCACGTGCACAACCCCCTCTTCGGCGCGGTCGTCTTCCGGCGCACCTCCCCGCAGATACGCAACGAGGGCGGGCTCTGGGACAAGGCGGTCGAGCTCTACCCGCACCTGGGCGCGCGCCCGTCCGAGACGCGCCTGGAGTGGACGTTCCCCAGCGGCGCCGGCGTGACGTTCGCGCACCTGCAGCACGAGACGGACAAGCTCGCCTGGCACGGCAGCGAGGTCGCCCTGCTCGAGTGGGACGAGCTGACCCACTTCAGCGAGGGCCAGTTCTTCTACCTGCTCAGCCGCAACCGCTCGCTCTCGGGCGTGCGGCCCTACGTGCGCGCGGCCTGCAACGCCGACGCCGATTCCTGGGTCGCGCGCTTCGTCGACTGGTGGATCGGCGAGGACGGCTACGCGCTGCCCGAGCGCTCCGGCGTGCTCCGCTGGATGGTGCGGGTCGACGACGAGATCGTCTGGGCCGACGACCCCGAGGAGCTGCGCGCGCGCTTCCCGGAGGCGCCGCCCAAGTCGGTCACCTTCGTCCTCTCGACGTTCTGGGACAACCCGATCCTGATGCGACGCGACCCGGGCTACCTGGCCAACCTGATGGCCCTGCCGCGCCTCGAGCGCGAGCGGCTGCTCGGCGACCGCGAGCGGGGCGGCAACTGGAAGATCAGGCCGACCGCCGGCAAGGTCTTCTCGCGCGGCTGGTTCGGGGTCGTCGACGCCGTGCCCGCCGGCGGGCGGGCCGTGCGCGCCTGGGACCTGGCGGCCACGGCGAAGAAGCTGTCCGGCGACGACCCGGACTCGACCGCCGGGGTGAAGATGCGCGCGGTCGAGGGCGTCTACTACGTCGAGGACGTGATCGAGGTGCAGGAGGGGCCGGCCGCGGTCAAGAGGCTCGTGCTCACCACCGCGGCGCAGGACGGCCGGGAGTGCGCGGTCCGGCTCGAGCAGGAGCCGGGCGCGAGCGGGCTGATCGTGGCGCACGAGATGGTCACCGCGCTCTCCGGCTACGACGCGCGCGCCCGGGCGCCGTCGGGCGACAAGATCCAGCGGGCGCTCCCCTTCGCGGCCCAGGCGGAGGCCGGCAACGTCAAGCTGCTGCGTGCGCCCTGGAACGAGCGGTACGCGACGCAGCTCCATAACCAGCCCGACTGGCCGCACGACGACCAGATGGACGCGTCGTCCGCCGCGTTCAACGACCTGGCGCGCGGCGGCGGATGGGCCTCGGTGTGAGCCGCCGCAGCAGGGCCGCGCAGCCGGGCCGGCCGAAGCCGGCCGTGACCGCCCGTCCTCGACCGCCGGACGACCCGATGGTGAACCCGCCCGACCCGGTGCTGGCCTTGCTCGCCCGTGTCCGGGCGCGCGCTCTGCGCTGGCTGAGTGAGCAGGAGGGCCGATGAACGTCCTGACGCGCGCGCTCTTCGCGGTCGGCGCGGGGCTCAAGAAGTTCACGATGAGCTGGGGCGCCGGGCGCTCCTGGTCCTGGGTCAGCCTCGGCCGGACCCGGTACGACGACGCCGCGAACGTCGATCCGGCCGGCAACGCCGCGGTCCAGGCGGTCGTCCTGTGGGTCGCCCGGGCCTTCCCCGAGGCGCCGCTGCGGGTCAGCCGGCGCGACGCCAAGGGCAACCCGACGCCGCTGCCCGACCACCCGCTCGTGCAGCTCCTGGCCAGCCCGAACCCCTACTACTCCGGGGTCTTGCTCTGGATGGCCACCCTGGCCGACTGGATGCTGACCGGCAACGCCTACTGGGGGAAGGTCCGCTCGGGCGCCGGCCGGCCGGTCGAGCTCTGGTGGCTGCCGAGCCGGCTGGTCGAGCCGAAGTCCCCCGACGACGGCTCGGCGTTCCTGAGCCACTACGAGTACCGGCCCGACGGCCGCAAGGCGCCGGTCCGGGTCGAGCCGCACGACCTGGTCCACTTCCGCTACGGCATCGACCCCGCCGACCCGCGCAAGGGCCTCTCGCCGCTGGCGTCCCTGGCGCGCGAGGTCTTCACCGACGACGAGGCGGCCAACTTCTCGGCCGCGATCCTCAAGAACCTCGGCGTGCCCGGGGTGGTGATCTCGCCCGACTCCGAGATCGGCGCGACCAAGGACGAAGCCGAAAAGATCAAGGCCGACTTCCGGGCCCGCTTCGGCGGCGACAACCGCGGCGACGCCCTCGTGATGACCGCGAAGACGCGGGTGCAGGTCCTCTCGTTCTCGCCCGAACAGATGAACCTCAAAGACCTGCGCCGGCTGCCCGAGGAGCGCATCAGCGCGATCTTCGGCATCCCGGCGATCGTGGTCGGCCTGGGCGCTGGCCTGGACCGCTCGACGTTCGCCAACTACGCCGAGGCGCGCGAGGCCGCCTACGAGTCCAACGTCATCCCGACCCAGCGGTTACTCGCCGCCGAGATCGCCGCCCAGCTGCTGCCCGAGTTCGGCGACGCGTCCCGCAGCGTCGTCGACTTCGATCTGACCCAGGTGCGCGTGCTCCAGCCCGACCTCGACTCCCTGTTCAAGCGGCTCGACGTCGCCGTCCAGGGCGGCTGGATGTTCGTCAACGAGGCGCGCGAGAGGGTCGGCCTCGAGCCGCTGCCCGACGGCGACGTGCTCTACGTCAAGATGGCCAACACGCCCACCCCGGCCGATCAACTCGTGCCGGCCGAGCCGGCGGCCGAGGAGGGGAGCGCGATCGAGGAGCCGGCCCCGCTGCGCGCGCTGCCGCCAGGCCGGCGCCGGGGAGGCGCGCGCGGCCGGCCGGCGGCGGCGCCGGCCGCGGAGGAAACCGGGTGACGCGCCGGTGCCACCGCAGTGGCGGGGCCGCAAGAGGCGCTCGGCGTGCGTCTACGGGGCCGGTTTCGCCCGCCAGTCGTCCGGCGTCCCGGCGGGTGCGCTGGGCACCGGACTCACCACGGCGCGTCGCCGCCCGGCTCGACGCCGCCGAGCCGGAGGCCGCGGCGTGATCCCCCAGACCCAGCTGCGCTGCCCGGCCTGCGGGCGCTGGCTGGCCGAGGTCTGCGACTACGCCCGGGTCGTCTGCTCGGGCTGCGGCGCCGAGGTCACCTACAAGAGCCGCCGGGAGCGGCGCCGGACGGTCACCGAATTGGCGGCCGCGCCGCCCCGGATGCTCGAGACCGGGTCCGGGCCTTGACAGGCGCGGGCCCGGGTCGCATGCTCACAACGACACAACCCAACAGCGGCACGTAACGGGCAGCTCGCCCGTTCAGAACGGCCCTCGCGCCAGGATCGGGCCTCAGGCGCGGTGGGGCCGTTCTTTCTTGTGGAGACCAAGACTCTTCCGCTGACCGAGGCGAAGGTCGCCGGCCAGGGCAGCGGCACGCTCGAGGGCTACGCCTCGGCCTTCGGCAGCGTCGACTCCTACGGCGACACCGTCGAGCCGGGCGCCTACGCCGAGACCATCCCGGCGTTCCTGCGCGACGGCTTCATCGCCTGGGGCCACGACTGGCGCGACCCGGTCGCCCTGCCCACGCTCGCCCGCGAGGACGCCCGCGGCCTGTTCATCCAGGCCCGGTTCCACAGCCACCCCGAGGCCCAGCGCGCCCGCTCGATCACGGCCGAACGCCTCGCGGCCGGCAAGTCGATGGGCTTATCGATCGGCTACGAGGCGCTCGAGTGGGAGTTCCGCCAGGCCGAGCGGATGGTCCGCGGGCCCGCCGGGGGCGGGGCCCACCAGGTCCGGGTGCTCAAGAAGATCAAGCTGTACGAGGTCAGCCTGGTGACCGTCCCGGCCGAGCCGCGCGCCGGCGTGCTCGACGCCAAGGCGGCCGAGGCCAAGCCGATGGAGGGCGTGCACGCCTGCCGGCTGCGCGACCCGGGCGACTTCCAGGACGGCACGTTCCGCACGATGAGCCGCCGCCACGAGGGCAAGCCGTACAACGTGATCCTGGGCCGCCTCAAGGGCGAGACGACGCTGACCGAGCAGGCGTACCGCTACCGGACCGAGGACTGGACGGCGGCCGAGGCGCGCGCCCACTGCGGGGAGCACGACGGCACCTTCGAGGCGGCGAAGGCCGCCCCCGCCAGCGGCGCTGGCACCGGCTGCGCTGGCACCGGCGGCGCCGCGTTCAAGCGCGAGTGGGACGTGGCCTACCAGAACGACCTACCGGACTCCGCGTTCGCCGCGATCCTGCCGGGGGGCGAGAAGGACGAGGAAGGCAAGACGGTCCCGCGCGCGCTCCGCAAGCTGCCCCACCACGACAAGGGCGGCGACGTCGACCTGCCTCACCTGCGCAACGCCCTCGCCCGTCTGCCCCAGGCCGACCTGCCCGAGGCGGCGGCCGCCCGGGCTGGCCGGCACCTCGAGCGGCACGCCGCCGAGGAGGGCGTCGGCGAGCGCGGCAGGGCGCTGCACGACCTCGAGCACGCGGTCGGCGACCTGGTCGCGGAGACGAAGGTCGGCCGGCCGATCTCGGCCGCGCGGCGCGAGCGGATCGGCGCCTGGCGCGACAGCCTGCGCGGCCTGGCCGACGAGCTCGACGACCTGCTGACCGAGACCGCCCCGCCGTCCCCGGACGGCAAGCGCCTGTACCTGGAGTTCCAGCGCACGCTCGCGCGCCTGCACGGCGCGGTGGTCTGAAGGAGGACGCCTTGCCCGCGTTGGCCGAGATCCGCGAGGAGATCGCGGCGAAGTCGAAGGCCCTGCACGAGATCTTCGAGCAGGCCGGCCCCGAGATGGACATGTCCAGGGTCACCCTGGTCGAGGGGGACAGCAAGACCAAGGCCGACGAGATCCGCCGGCGCAACACCGAGCTCACCGAACTCGGCAAGAAGCGCGATGAGCTGACCGACTGGGCCAGGATGGCCGAGGAGGCCCGCGCTCAGTACCGCGCGACCCACGAGCCGGCCCCGGGGTCGCGGCCGCCGATGCCCGGCCCGAACGGCAAGGCGGACGGGCCGCCGCCCCGGAGCCTGCGGGAGATCATCGCCGAGTCGCCCGAGTACAAGGCCTTGCTCGACCGGGGCGTCAACGGCACGGCGCGGATCGCGCTGCCCTACCCCGACGCCAAGGCGCTCATCACGCTGAGCACGATCAGCCCGCAGGCCCAGCGACGCGAGGTCGTCGAGATGGGCCTGGAGGACCGGACCATCGCCGACCTGATGCTCGATTCCACCACCGACTCGAACACGGTCGACTACTACGAGGAGACGACCGTCACCAACGCGGCGGCGGCCGTCGCCGAGGGCGGCACCAAGCCCGAGTCGGCGCTGGCGTGGACGCTGCGGACCGAGACCGTCCGCGACATCGCCACCTGGATACCCGCCACCCGGCAGACGCTCCGCGACAACCGCCAGCTCGAGGGCCAGGTCCGGGGCCGGCTGATGTTCATGGTCCGCCGCCAGGAAGAGACCCAGCTCCTGACCGGGTCGGGCGTGGCGCCGAACCTGACCGGGATCCTCAACCGCGCGGGCATCCAGACCCAGGCCAAGGGGGCGGACCCCGTCCCGACGGCGATCTTCAAGGCGATGCAGAAAGTCCGCGGCGCGGCCGGGTCCGGCTTCGCCGAGCCGACCGCGGTCGTGCTGCACCCGAACGACTGGACCGACATCCGCACCCTGACGACGGCCGACGGCATCTACATCTGGGGCTCGCCGGCCGACCCCGGCCCGGAGCGGATCTGGGGCAAGGAGGTCCGGCAGACGACGGGGCTCACCGAGAACACCGGGCTGACCGGCGCGTTCCGGCCCTTCGCCGAGGTCATCCGGCGGGAGGGGGTCATGGTCGTGCTCTCGACCGAGCACAGCACCTACTTCGTGGAGAACAAGGTCGCGATCCTGGCCGAGGAAGCGCTCGCGCTGGCGGTGTACCGGCCGTCGGCGTTTGCGACGATCACCGGCATCTGATTCAGACAGTATGAACACGTCCACCGCATCAACGGCGACAAGCTCGACGACCGCCCCGAGAACCTCCGCGTGCTCACGAACGCGGATCACGACCGACTCCATCACCCGGGCGGGTAAGGAGGACTGAATGGCTGTGATGAGCGGCGGACGGGTCATCGAGGGGGCGCAGGCGCGCGGCGGCGCGCTCAGCGCCGAGGCCACGGCCGGCGCGCCGGCCGTCTACGGCGCGATCCGGGGCGTCCGGGCGCGCTACGACTTCGCGGCCGACGGCGGGGCCGTGGGCACGATCGGGCTGGTCGGTTCGGCGGTCATCCCGTCGGGCGCGGTGGTCCTGGGCGGCTTCGTGGACGTGGTCACGCCCCCGACCTCGGGCGGCGCGGGCACCGTCGCCGTCCAGGTCGAGGCGGCCGGCGACGTCGTCGCCGCGGCCGCCGTCTCCGGCGCGCCCTGGTCGACGGCCGGGCGCAAGAGCGTCATCCCGGTGTTCACGGGGGCGAGTTCGCTCAAGACGACCGCGGCGCGCGACGTGTCGGCGGTGATCGCCGCGGCCGACCTGACCGCCGGCGTCTTCGACGTGTACCTGTTCTACGTCGCGACGGCGTAGGCGAGGAGGAAACGATGCCCTACCACAACACGACCGGCAAGCCGATCTTCAGCGACGCGGCCCGGACCAAGACGCTGCAGCCCGACGACGCGGGCAACCTGTCGGCCGAGGCCGCCTTCCTGCTCGTGGCCCCGGGCGGCACGCTGACCGACGAGGAGGCGGCGCGCTACGGGCTGTCCGCGAACGAGGCGCTCACGCCGCCCTCGGCGGTCGAGGCCGAGCAGAAGGCGCTGGCGGAGGCGATGGCGCGCGGGGCCGTGGAGGAGGCGCGCATCCGGCGCGCGCGGATCGCCGACCCGCAGGCCGAGGAGGCGGCCCGCAAGAAGCCGGCCGGGACCAAGATGGTCGGCGGTCCGCCCCGGAACAAGGGGCGGTAGGGGCCGGCCCGCGGTGGGACAGCGCTTCTGGACCGCCGGCCGGGGGCGGGTCGGCCAGCACCCCCCCGCCCCGGGCCGGCGGCGGCCCCGGGTCTGAGCCATGGTCCAGAAGGGCTACACGACCCAGGCGCTGGTCGCCCAGGAGCTGGGGCGGACCTTCACCGCCGCCCAGAACACCCAGTGCGACGGGCTGATCGAGGAGACCGAGGCGTTCGTCGACCGCTACACCGGTCTGGCCTGGCTGGTGGCCTCGCCGGTCACCGACGAGCTGCACGTCCTGGAGGGACCGGTCGTCTACCTCAAGCGCACCCCGGTTGCCGCGGTCTCGGGCGCCTCGATCCGCAGCCCCGCGGTCGGGGCGAGCTGGACGGCGCTGGTGGCCAACAGCGGCTTCGAGCTGCTCGACCCGGCCACGGGCCTCCTGGCGCTGAGCTCCGCCCCGCCGACCGACGTGGTCGTCGGCACCGCCCACGAGCCGGGGACCCTGCTCAAAGTCACCTACACCTTCACCAGCCCGCTGCCGGTGCCCAAGGAGATCCAGACGGCCACGACCCTGATCGTGGCCGACCGGATGCTGCGCCGCCTCGACCCCTCGATGGCGGCGCTGAAACAGATCTCGGTCGGGCAGGGCGACCTGGCGCTGACCTACCGGGAGACCGACGAGGCGGAGCGGCCGGTCCCGCCGCTGGCGGCCGAGATCCTGCGCGGCTACCGCGGGATCGTGTTCGCGTAGATGGCCCTGCTGACGGTCGAGATGCTGGCGGGGTTGCGCACGTCCGTGGCGGGCGCGCTGACCGACTCCTGCGCCGTCCAGCGCATCGCTCAGGTGAGCGACGGCGCCGGCGGCTTCACCGACGCCTACGCGACGGCGAGCACGGTCGCCTGCCGGGTCGCGCGCTCGGGGATGCAATCCCCGGACGAGGCCGTCTTCGCCGACCGGCTCGGCACGCGGACCCCGTTCACGGTCTACCTGCCCTGGGACGCCGACGTGCGTGAGTCGGACCGCCTCGCCGTCACGCTGCCGACCGGGGTGCAGACCTACGAGGTGCTCGGCGTGGTCGCGCCCACGACCTCGATGGTCTTCGTGCGCTGCGTCGCGGCGCGGCTGGGCTGAGATGGCGCGTTCGGCATCCGTGAAGGTCGTGTTCAACCACCTGCCGAAGCTCCGTCAGGCGCTGCGGCCCCGCGCCGGCGCGATCGTGCAGGCCGCCGCTCTCGGGATCGAGGCCGACGCCAAGAGGCGGGTGCCGGTCCGCACGGGGGCACTGCGCCGCTCGATCCACACGGTGATGACGACCCCGCTCAGCGCGACGGTCGGCCCGAGCGCGGAGTACGGCGCCTACGTCGAGTTCGGCACCCGCTCGATGCCGGCGCGGCCCTACCTCATCCCGGCCGCCGAGGCCGCGCGCGGGCCGTTCGTCGCGGCCATGAAGAAGCTCTTCGCCTAGGAGGCTCCGGTGGCACGGATGCTCAGGATCGCCCACGAGGACGGACGGGAGTACGCCGTCACCCCGGCCGACTTCAGGAGCGCGAAGGTCGGCCCGAACGGGGAGACCTACGAGGCGCTCGGCTTCAAGGCGACCCACTACGAGGACGGCGAGCCCTACGAGACCCCGAAGCGCGCCGAGAAGAGCTGATCGGTGCTCGAGCCGTACCGGGCGGACCAGTTCATCTTCGCCGCCCTGAACGCGCCCCCGGCGGTGGCCGACGGGCGCATCTACCAGGGGGTCGCCCCGGAGGGCGCCGCGCTCCCGTTCGTGGTCTTCCAGATGCTGGCGGGCACGGACCTCGCGCAGCTCGGCGCCTTCCGGGTCTGGGCGAACCTGCTCTACCTGATCAAGGCGACCGGGCAGGGCTCGTCGTTCGCGGCGTTGGCGCCCCTCGCCGACGCCATCGACGCCCGGCTGCACCGCGCCTCGGGGACGACCGCCGACGGGCGCGTGCTGACGTGCGTGCGCGAAGAAGCGCACACGATGGTCGAGGTCACCGACGGTCGGCAATGGCGCCACGCCGGCGGCGTGTTCCGCCTCCTGGTCCAGGCACCCTAAGGAGCTGAGAGATGGTGGACCGCGCGGTCGTTTTCGAGGTCAACCAGCTCGGCCTGGAGAGCACGCCGGGGACGAGCGTCGCCGCCGACAAGCTCATGCAGGCGATGCATGTCGCGCTCGCCCCCGCGGCCGAGGTCGAGACCTACGGGCCGATGGGGCAGAAGTACGACACGCTCTCCATCCTGAACCGGGAGTGGTCGGCCGGGGCGGTGACGGGCAAGCCCACCTACACCGAGATCGTCTACCCGCTCTCCTCGGTGCTCACGACTGCCGTGATCACGACGCCCGGCGGCGGGACGCTCTCGCGCGACTGGACGTGGACGCCCTCGAGCACGGCCGCCGACACGCCCAAGACCTTCACGATCGAGCAAGGCCAGGCCGGCAGCGGGCTGGCCGAGAAGGCGACCTACCTGATCTTCACCGAGCTGGGCCTCTCCTTCTCGCGGACCGGCGGGGTCGAGATGACCGGCTCGGCGATCGCGCGGGCCATCGCGACCGGCCAGACCCTCACCGGCTCGCCGACGGCGATCGCGCTCGTGCCGATCGCGCCGGGCCAGGTGTCGGTCTACGTGGACGACACCAGCGCCGCCCTGGGCACGACCAAGCTGCTCCGCGACTTCGTGGCCGAGTTCACGATCGGCGACCGCTTCAACCCGGTCTGGCCGCTCAACGCGGCCCTGACGAGCTTCGACGCCACCGTGGAGGCCAAGCCCACCGCGACGCTCAAACTCACGCTCGGCAACGACACCGCCGGCCAGGCTTTCCTGGCCACGATGCGGACCGGGGCGTCCAAGTTCGTGCGGATCGAGGCGATCGGGGCCCTGATCGAGGGCGCGATCCCCTACAAGCTGCGGATCGACTGCCATTGCCTGGTCGCCGACGCCCCGGACAAGGGCGACGTGGAGGGGTTGAGCACGCTGGAGTGGACGTTCCGCGTCGCGCACAACGCGGCCTGGGGCCGCGCTTTGCAGGTTGTGGTCACCAACGCTTTGACGGGACTTTAGGAGGCGTCATGCCGTTGGATCTGGCGTCCCTGATCGACCGCCTGGCCGAGGTGTCCGTGCCGTACGCGGGCGAGCAGATCCGGGTGATCTACCGGCCGGCCGAGGTGACCGGCGAGGCGCAGCGGGTCGTCGCGCAGTCGGGCGCCGACCCGGACCCCGTCTTCGGCGTGCTCGAGCGCGTGGTCGCCGACTGGGATCTGGTCTCGAACGGCCGTCCCATCCCGATCAGCCAGGAGGGGTTCCGCGCGATCGGCTTCGGGGTCACGCTCGCGATCCTGCGGGGGGTGCTGACCGACGTCCTAAACCCTACCTGGACGCGGACGGCCCGGACCCCCTCGTCCAATGGCTCGTCACCGACGGCAAGTTGGGACAGGCCCCCGACTACCTCGACCTCGTCCTCAGCGCCCGGTGGGCCGGCGTCCCACCCTGGACCCTCGACGGACTCGACGGCACCGCCGGGTGTCTCTGCTGGCGTGGGTGGATCGGTCGGGTGAGACGGGCCATGGACCGGGCCGGCTACGAGCGGGAGCGGCGGAGCCGCGCCGGGCGCCGACCGTGGGGCGGCTAGCCGATCAGGCGGCGCACGATCAGATCGTGCGCCACGTGCGCCTTGTCGGCGCCCCGGAACGCGAACGACAGCTCGCCGTGGCTGGTGGTCACCACGACCGTGCTGCTCGAGAAGAAACCGCGGCCCGTGAGCAGCCCCGACTCGTCCTCGGCCGCGACCGTCTGGATGCGGGAGTAGGGGACCGAGACGATCGCCTTCATCTTGCGCAGGAACGCCTTGTCGTAGACGATCAGGCGCTTGTCGGTGATGCCGAGGAACCCGGTGCCGCCGCCCTTCATGTCGAAGACGGCCAGGAGCGTCTCCCCCTCGAGCAGCGCCGCCTGCACCTTCTCGACCTGATCGAGCCGGTCGTAGGCGATCTTGGCCCCGGTCGGTGGCCCGTCCGGGGCCGTCCTCGCCTCACCGGGGGCGGGCGCAACCGCGGCGCCGTGGACGGGCGGGTCCCCCTCCCGGAGGACGGCATGGCCGCAGTCGGGGCAGGTGCGCAGGTCGGGGGTCGTCTTGCGCCCGCATCCGGCGCAGCGCGGCGAGGCAGCGAACATAACAGACTCCTCTTGCTCGTGGGGGCCATCATAGGGACCGCCGCAAGGCCGCTCCGGTTACAGACCGGTAACAGCGGACGGGCGCCGTGGTAGACGTCGCCAAGCTCCAAGTCGTCGTCGGCGCCGACACGTCGGGGGCCGAGAAGGGCTTCGACAGCATCGGTCAACGCATCAGCTCGTTCGCCGGTGTCGCCCAGATGGCCCTGCTCGGCGCGGGCGTGGCGATCGCCGGCGCCGGGGCCGCGGCGGTCACGGCCGCGGCCGGCTTCGAGAAGACGATGTCGGGCGTCAAGGCGGTCAGCGGCGCGACCAACGAGGAAATGAAGGGCCTCTCCGCGCTCGCCTTGCAGCTGGGCAAGGACACCAGTTTCTCGGCGTCCGAGGCCGCGGCCGGGATCGAGGAACTGATCAAGGGCGGTCTCTCGGTCGCCGATGTGATGGGCGGCGCGGCCAAGGCGACGCTGAACCTGGCCGCGGCCGGCGGGGTCAGCCTGCCCGACGCGGCGACCATCGCCGCCAACGCGCTCGCCCAGTTCAACCTCAAGGGCTCCGATATGGCCCACGTCGCCGACCTGATCGCGGGGGCCGCCAACGCCTCGGCCCTGGACGTCGGCCAGTTCAAATTCAGCCTGCAAGCCGCCGGCGCGGTCGCGGCCACGGTCGGGTTCACCTTCGACGACCTGGCGCAGGCCATCGCGGTGATGGGCAAGGCCGGGATCACGGGCTCCGACGCCGGCACCAGCCTCAAGACGATGTTCCTGAACCTGCAGCCCTCGACCGACAAGGCCAGGGACGCGATGAAGGATCTCGGCATCATCACGGCCGAGGGCGCTAACCGCTTCTTCGACGCCACCGGCAAGGTGCGGTCGATGGCCGAGGTCGCCGGCGTGCTCAACGAGGCGACCCGGAACCTGACCCAGCAACAGAAGCTCGCCACGCTGCAGACGATCTTCGGCTCGGACGCGATCCGCGCCGCGGCCGTCTTCGCCAAGGAGGGCGCGAGCGGCTTCGACACGATGGCGGCGTCGATGTCCAAGGTCACGGCCGAGACGGTCGGCGCCGAGAAGCTGAACAACCTCAACGGCTCGGTCGAGCAGCTCAAGGGCAGCCTCGAGACCGCCGCGATCACGCTCGGGATGGCGTTCCTGCCGGTCCTGAAGAAGGTGACCGACGGCGCGACCGCGTTCATCAACGCCGCCATCCCGTGGATCGAGCGGCACGGTCCCGCCTTCGTGGCCGGCCTGGAGAGCACCATCGCCGCCGCCGGCCGTGTCGTGACCGCCTTCGGCGAGCAGGGGCTCCTGGGCGCGATGAAGGCGCTCGGCGGCCAGGAGGGGCTGCTGACCCCGGCCTGGAACCGGATCACCGCGGCCCTGGTGGACTTCGAGCCGACCGGGCTGCGGATCGAGCGGCTGCTCAACACGCTCGGGACGGGCATCAGCACGATCCTGGTGCCGGCGGTCGAGAAGGTGACCGACTTCTACAAGCGGTGGATCCAGGCGAGCGACGACGGAACGACGGTCATGCAGCGGTTCGCCGCCAACATCAACGCCCAGACCGCGGGGATCGAGCGGATGATCGACGGCCTCGGCGAGTTGATCCGCTGGCTGATCAAGCTCGAGCAGACGATCCGCCCGATCATCGACCTGATGGGAGGGAAGGCGTTCGCCGATCTCGTCGCGGGGGGGAAGCTGCCGGATTGGCTCGGCGGCGGCGGCGGCGGCACCACCGGGACGAGCGGGACGCAGACCCCGATCCCGGCCGGCCGCTTCGGGCGCGACCGCGGCGGCTTCGGCGCGGCGGGCCGGCCCTACCTGATCGGGACGGGCGCCCAGCCGGAGTTGTTCGTGCCCCACAGCGCCGGCCGGTTCCAGCCGGCGGGGACCTACGGCGCCGGCTCCGGGGACGTCACGGTGCCGGTCTACATCGGCTCCGAGCTCATCACCACCGTCGTTGCGAAGGCGAACCAGCGGTACGCCGATCGGGGAGGCCGGTGAGCACGCTCCTGCACGAGGTGGCGGTCGATTTCTCGGGCGGGGGGACGTTCGAGACCGACGGCACGGTCGGCGCGCTCGTCGGCTACACCGTCGCCGGCCTGGCCGCCTTCACGGTCGGCGATCTCGGAACCGCGATCGTCTCGCCCGAGGACGTCTCGACGCGCGTGCTCGCCGAGCCGGGGGTGAGCGCCGAGCGGGGCCGGTCGGCCATCGCCAGCCAGTCCCCCCCGCTGGCCAACGAGACCACCTTCGCGCTCGACAACCGGTCGGGCGACTACTCGCCCGCGGCCGGCTCGCCGCTGTACCCCAACGTCGACGTCGGCCACGCCGCCCGGTGGCGGATCCTGGCCGGGGCGACGACCTACCCGGTCGCGCACGGCTACGTGACCGAGCTCGTGCCGCGCGCGGAGTGGGGCGGTCAGTCGGTCGCGTTCCGGGCGCTCTCCCAGCTGGCGCGCCTAGTCGGGAAGACCGGCTACTCGAGTCCGCTGTACGGCGACGGCACGCAGGCGAACGGCGTCAGGACCAGCGTGGCCCTCGGCTACGTGCTGGACGCGGCCGGCCTGACCGACACGGGCCTGCGCAACTTCGACGTCGGCGACACGATCCTCAACTGGTTCTGGATCAGGCCGACCGACGAGCTGTTCGACCTGGCGCTGCGCATCTGGGCCTCGGAAGGGCCCGGCGCGCGGCTCTACGACGACGCGAGCGGGAAGACGACCTTCAAGCGCCGCGGGGCGGAAGCGGCCGAGGCCCGCTCGAACAGCGTCCAGGCCACCTTCCGGGATACGGACGACGGCGCCGATCCCTGGTTCGCGTCCTGGGACCCGGCCTCGGGCGAGCAGAACATCGTCAACCGCTGCTCGATCGCCCACGTGCGCCGGGCCGTCGACGCGGCCGACGCCGCCTTCTGGTCGTTCGGCGCCACGGTCACCCTGGGCGCGAGCGAGGCGCGGCCCTTCCAGGTCCAACCGACCGGCGACGACCCGATCGCCAGCGTCGTCGCGCTCGCGGCCGGCACGGACTACACGGTCACGGCCGGGTCTCTGGCGAGCGCCGTCTTCGACCGCACCTCGGGGCCGTTCGTGACGCTGACGCTGACCGCGGGGGCCGGCGGCGCGACCCTGACCGGCCTGCAGGTGCGCGGCAAGCTCGCGCGGGTCGCGGCGACGACGCAGGTGAGCGACACCGGGGTCGACACCGCGGCGAGCCGGGCCCGGTACGGACCCAAGCCCCTGACGGTGCCCACCCTGGGCGAGCTCGATTACCTCGTCGCGCAGAGCATCTGCAACGGCTACGTCACCCGCGGCATGCTGCCCCGGCCGACCGCGGTGATCGAGGTGCCGCTGGCGACCGACGTGTTGATCGCCGGGGCGCTCCCCCGCGAGGTGGCGGACCGGATCGCGGTGATCAACGGGCGCGCGGCTTTCGCCCGCCAGATGTGGGTCGAGTCGGTCAAGGTCGTGGCCGGCGGAGGGCGGAGCGCGCGCGCGTACCTCGGCTGTGAGGGCGCGTTCGACACGGGCTACGGCCTCTGGGGCAGCGGACTGTGGAACACCGCGAAGTGGGGCGTCTGAGCGATGGCGTACGCCGCTTTGCCGACGGTCGTCGCGGGCGCCGTCGTCACCGAAGCCTGGGGCAACCAGGTCAAGGCGAACTTCGATGCCGGCCCGAACGCGCTCGTCACGTCGGCCGGGGACCTCGTCGTCGGCACGGGTGCCGGCGCGCTGGCGCGGCTGGCGCGGGGGGGCGCGTCGCAACGCCTGCGCGTCAACGCCGCCGGCACGGCGCTCGAGTGGGCCGCCGCCCTCGACGCCGGCGCGGTCCAGGACAGCCACGTCGCCGCCGGCGCCGGGATCGCGCTCAGCAAGCTCGCCGCGATGGCCGGATGCGGGGCCTACAACGACGCCGACTGGTCGATCCCCAACGGCGTCGCGACCGCGCTGACGTTCAACCAGGAGAGCTACGACACCGATGCCTTCCACAGCCCGAGCACGAACCCGAGCCGGTTGACGACGCCGCGCCAGGGCTTCCTCGTCCTGGTCGCTCAGGTCCGATGGGCCGGCAACGCCTCCGGTCAACGGCTGCTGCAAATCCGGTACAACGGCTCGCAGGTGCTCGCCGAGCAGCGGATCCAGGCCGAATCGGTCGACCACACGACGCCGCCGCTCGTGTTGATGGGGCAGGCGTACGGGGCGCAGTACTACGAGGTGCTCGTGACGCAGACGAGCGGCGGCAGCCTCACGCTCTACGGCAGCGGGCCGTACTCGTATTTCCAGGCGATGTTGTTCGGATGAGCCGCGCGGGAGGAGACGGGGCGGTCCTGCGGGCGTTCGGTTCGCTCGTCGGCGCGCAGGCGCGTCCGTTGCCGGGCTGGTGCAGCGCGCGCCTGGATGAGCTCGAGGCCGAACTGGAGACGCTCGCCGAGCGGAGCGCGCTCCTGTCCGCGCGGCGGGCCGAGTGCTTCACGGCCGGCGTGCTCGCCGAGGGGGTCGACCTGCGCACGCATGAGGCGACGATGACCGAGGACGGCCGCGGCTACGTCCTGGTCGCGAAGGGGCCCAGGGGCTAGGCCGTGGTCCTGTACACCGCCAAGCTCGCGCTGCCCATCAACGAGGACACCGACAACGCCAACACCGCCGTCAAGACGCAGCACAACGCCGCGCTGACCATCCTGGACGAGGCGGTCCTGCACGCCCACTCCAAGCACAACCTGCTGACCAACCCCGGGTTCGAGGTCTGGCAGCGGGGCACCGGGCCCTTCGCCACGACCGGCACGTACTCAGCCGATCGGTGGCTGCTCTCGATCGGCGGCGGCAGCACGCTCAGTGTGAGCCGCAATACCGCCGACGTGGACACAGCGTCGGGCTACTGCGCCGCGCTCACGTGCACGTACGCGGCGCCGTCGTACTTCCTGCAGATCGTCGAGGGCGTCACGCAGCTCCGGGGCCGGGCGATCACGCTCTCGTTCCGGGTCAAGGCGAGCGTGGCGAACGCGATCCGGATCTCGGCCTGGGACGGTTTCACGCGCACGCAGGGGAGCTACCACACCGGCGGCGGCGCGTACGAGACGCTGACGCTGACGCTGAACCCGCTCCGCGCCGACGCGACGGTGCTCCAGGTCGAGCTGAACATGAACGCCAGCGGCACGTTCTACGTCGACAACGCGACGCTCGTGGTCGGCGCGGCGGCGATGGCGTACGTCCCGCTGCACCCGGCCGACGACCTGGCGCGGTGCCAGCGGTACTACGAGGTCCTGGGGAGCGGGATCACGGGTGAGATGATGACCATCGGGCAGGCGTACGCCGCCGGCAGCGTCTGCTGGATCGTCGGCCTGACGGTCGAGAAGGCGATCACGCCGACGGTGACGGTCTCGGCGGCGGGCGACTTCGGACCGGTCAACTCGGCGCTCGGCGGCCTGGCGGCGTTCACGGCCGTGGGCGCCAACTCGGGCGGGCGGCAGAAGGTCGCCTTGACCGGAACCGGCAGCTCGGGGCTCACGGCCGGCGACGCGTCGATGGTGCAAGCGATGAACACCAACGCCCGCGTCCGCGCGGAGGCGAACCCATGAGCGTCCGCCCGGTGGCCTTCGCGGCGGACGGCGGCGTCACGGTGGTCCACGACGAGGCCGGGCACGGCGGCGACGTCGCGTTCGCCTCGATCCGGTTCGGCCGCAAGCTCGACGGAACCCCCGACCCCGACTGGCTTGAGTTGCCCTGTCCTGCCTGCTCGGCCGTGTCGTTCCATCCGATCGGGGGCGGCGCGAGTCCCGGCGCGGTCCAGAAGCTCTTCGCCCGCCTGTACCTGCGCCGCGCGGCCGCGCTGGGCATCCCGGTCGCGCAGCGCGACTGGGCGGGTATCAAGGCCCGCCTCCGCGCGCGCGTCGAGGCGACGGAGGGGCCGGGGCGCTTCCGCCTAGCGGCGATGCAATCGGAAGACGACGAGCCGGAGCCGTGAGGCGCCAGCCGTGAGCGAGCGCAAGCCGCAGGACGACGTCGCGGTGAGCGACCGGCGCCGGGGGGACCGGGCGTGAGCGAGTCCCCGGCCGAGGGCGTGCGCTTCAGCATGCGCGAGCTGCTGACCGAGATCAACCGCCGCTTCGACGCGACCGACGCCAAGCTCGACCTGGTCCTCAAAGACTTCACGGGCTTCGAGAGGCGGTTCGCGTTGCACGAGGCGGCGCCGGGGCACCCGCCGACGCAGGAACGGACCACCGCGCTGGAACACGACGTCGAGGCGCTCAAAACGGTGCAGCTCACCCGCGACGCGCTCGACGCGCAGCTGCGGCGCAGCGCCGAGGAGACGGCATCGGCCCGCCGCGAGGTCGACGAGCAGCGGCGCTGGCTGGTCGGGCTGAGTCTCACGACCACGCTCTCGCTGCTGGCCCTGCTCGGCAGGGCCTTCGGGCTGGTCTGAGCGTGGCCCTGGAGCGCCTCGGCCCGCACGTGATCAAAGCCACGCCCGAGGCGCTGGCCTGGGCCCGGACCGCCGCGGTGGTCAAGGGCGTCGGGACGACCGCGCCGCTGCGGGTGGCGGCCGAGGACGCGGTCCGGGTCTACCGCTGGCCCTGGAGCGAGGTCGACCAGAACCGCATCCTGAGCGCCGTCGACGGCAAGGCGGTGCTGGGCCAGCTGCTCGACGGCCTGGCCGGGTACCGGCACGAGCGGCTGTACGTCGAGCTGCTCAACGAGGTCCACCGCGACCGCCTGGGCGAGCTGATCGCGCTGCACCGCGCCGCCGTGCCCTCCCTGCACGCCGCCGGCCTCAAGGTCGCCGCCTTCTCCTGGTCGACGGGGGGCTACGAGCCGGCGGACTGGCGCACGGCGCGGGCGCACGGCTGGTGCGGGGCCGACGCGGTCGCGCTGCACGCCTACTGGGGCACCCGGGGGTTCAGCGTCTGGCACGCGCTGCGCCACCGCGCCTGCTGGCAGCCGGGCGACCCGCCGGTGCTCGTGGGCGAGTGCGGGCGGGACGCGGTCGAGGGCGGCGCGGGCGGCTGGCGGGCCGACGGCCTGACCGAGGAGCAGTACCTGGCCGAGCTGCGGGACTACGACCGCGAGCTCGCCTCGGACGGCTACCTCCTCGGGGGGTGCGTGTTCACGGCCGGCCCGACGCACGACGAGCGCAGCGACTGGCGTCCGTTCGGCGTGGACGCGCTCTGCGCCCGCCTGGCCGCGCTGAGCGCCGAGCGCGGGAGCGTGCCGTGGCCGCCGCGGACCTCCCAGGAGCCGCCGACGGACTGGTGCCCCTTCGCGACCCGGCGGCCGATCGCGGTCAACTACACGCCCGGCCGGGCCGGGCGCCGGCCGCTGCTGATCGTCGACCACATCGCCGACGGCTACGGCTCCCCGTTCGCCTGGTTCAACACCGACCGCGGCGCGTCCAGCTCCTCGGCGCACTTCTGGGTGAGCAAGGGCGGGGAGGTCGAGCAGTACCGGCCGCTCTCGGACACGTGCTGGGCCAACGGCCCGACGTGCGACCCCGACCTGAGCAACCCGGTCATCGCCGACCTGGTGGCCACGCGCTACGTCGGGATGAATTCGGTCACGGTCGGGATCGAGCACGAGGGCCGGCCGGGCGAGCGGCTGCCGGCGGTGCAGGTCCGGGCCTCCCGGGCGCTGCACGTCTGGCTGGGGGGCCTGTACGGCCTGCCGCTGGACCGCACCCACGTGGTCGGCCACTACCAGATCGACGCGTGCACCCGCCCCAACTGCCCGGGGCCGACCTTCCCCTGGGCCGCGATTCTGGCTAAGGAGCCCACCGTGGCGTTCGACATCACCAAAGTGCGGGACCAGCTCTGGACGATCGCGGGGCAGCTGGAGCAGAACGGCTACCCCTGGTTGGCCGCCGCGATCAAGGCGGCCGTGGCGCTCTCCAAGGCGGAGCGCTGATGCCCCCGGACGCGGGTGCGTACGAGAGTTTTTGCTGGTCGCGCCTGGTCTCCGCGGCGGCCTGGCTCGAGCGGACGAACGACCCGCGCGACGCCGAGGACGCGCGGGTGCTGCGCGCGCTGGTCCAGCGCGGCCGGGTGCGGGTGCTGGCGCCGGCCCGCCACCGCGGTGGCACCGGGCACCCCAAGCCCAAGGAGAAGCCCTAGATGAGCGCCGAGAGATGAGCGCCGAGAACATCGCCGTGGTCACCGGCGTGATCGTGGCCCTGACCCAGCTCTCGAAGTGGATGCGGCTGGTGCAGGACCGGCACGGCCCGCTGGTCGTGCTGGGGCTCTCCGCCGCCGGCGTCGTGCTCTGGGCGGTCTCTTTCGAGGCCGCCTTCAGCCGGGCGATGATCTGGCCGTACTTCGCGGCCTGGATCGTCGTCGCGACCTCGAGCGCCGGCGTCTACGGGTTCACGAGAGCGCTGCCCGAGGCGGTCACCGCGACGAAAACGCCCCCGGCCGGCGCGGGCGGACAGCCGACCGGCAGGGTCTGATGCCGGCTTTCGGCCGGTTGCGCGTCGAGGACCCCCGGGACCGCCTCTTCCCGCTGCGGGCGCTGAGCGACGCGCGGGCGGCGGCGCCCGGCGCCGCTCCGGTCCGGCAGTGGGCGCTGTTCGGGCTGCCGCTGGACCAGGGGGAGGAGAGCACCTGCGTCGGGCACGCCTGGAAGCACTGGATGTTGTGCGCGCCGGTGATCCAGACCAGGGCCCGGGCCGAGCCGCTGGCCACGACCATCTACGACCTGGCGACGCTCGCCGACGAGTGGAGCGGCAACGAGCGCGACCGGGCCTTCGGGACGAGCGTCCGGGCGGCGGGCCAGGTCTTGCGGGGCCTGGGCTACGTCGACGCCTTCCACTGGGAGACGACCGTCGACGGGTGCATCCGCTGGGTGCAGTTCGGCGGGCCGCTGGTGGTGGGCACGGACTGGACGGCCTCGATGATGACGCCGGAGCACGGGGTCGTCCGGGTCGACGAGGGCACGGCCGTGCTGGGGGGCCACGCCTGGGTGCTCAACGGCTGGGACCCCAAACGCGGGCTCTTCGACGCGATCAACTCCTGGGGCAGCGCCTGGGGCCTCAAGGGACGCTTCCGCGTGCCGGCCGAGGACCTGCGCGTGCTGCTCGAGGGGCGCGGCGGTGAGGCCGTGGCCGCCCCGGAGGTGCGTCTACCGAAGGCCGAACGGCCAGCTGGGTAGGCGGACCGGGCAGCAGGGCAGCAGGGCAGCCGCACAACCGTACAGGCGTCGGCCGAGGAAGCGTCCGAGGAAGTGGCCGAGCGCCTATCCGGGCGAGCGTGCTGCAGCCTGACCTGGCCCACGTGCTTCATCGGCCGACGCCGGCTCCGCCGCGGACCCCGGTGCCTTCCCGGCGCTCCTGGTCGAGCAGGTAGGCCACGAACCGCCGGGCCTCCTCGCGCCGCTCGGGGCTCAAGGGCCGGATCAGCCGGACCAGGGCCGCCTCGTCGGAGGCCGGTTCCTCGCCCATCAACCAGAGCGTCGTCGTCCGCAGGACGCAGGCGGCTTTGCGGACCTCGGCGGCCTCCATGGGCGCCTGCCCGCTCAGCCAGCGGCTGACGGTCTGCGCCGGCACGCCCATCTTGTGGGCGAACTCCTTCTTGAGCATGTTCGCCTCGTCCAGGGCCTGGGCCAGGCGACGGCCCAGCGCCACGTCGAAGCCGGGCATCCGGGGCCGCCGACGCGCCAACGGGCTCTGCCTCCTCGGCGGTGTTGCCCCCTCATTGTGGGTGGTCTCGTAGGGAGGGGCTTGACAATCTCTTCCGCTCAGCGTAAGCTGGCTTCCGCACACGGGACGGCGCTGCTGCGCCGCCCCGGGCTTCCGTTGAGGGGAAGGAGGCGTATCCTGTGAGGAAGTCCCAGCAGATCCGTGCCCTGGAGGCGCGTCACGGCAAGCCGCTGGCCGAGATCGTCGCGGAGGCGTACGAGCGCCACGGCACGATCGAGGCCGCCGCCCGGAGCCTGCAGGTGAACGCTAACACGTTCGCTTTTTGGAAGGCCCGGCTGGTGCGGGTCGAGACGACGCGGCGGGTGCGCGTGGCGTGAGCGGGAGATCGGCGGAGCCGGGGGGGCGGCACGGCCGCGCCAGTGTGCGCCGCGGCCCTGGGGAAACGGTGGAGGAGGGGACGAGAAAGGGTCGAGACGAGCTGGGGAGGGAGGAGGCGGCGCCGCGCGGGCCGGTGCCCGCCCAGGGGGCCCCGAAGCTGGCGGGGCGGCGCCGGAGGCGGGAACGGGGCGGTCGCCGTACCGGGTGACCGCCCCGTCCGACGAGCAGGTTTGGGAACCGCTCGGGGCCGATTGTACGGATCGGCCGGCCGGGCGGGCAAGCGACGAGAACGGTTTGGGGAAAGCGATGAAGTGGACTGCGCTGTGAGGGCGAACGGAACGACCGGAACGAGCCCGGACCGGGGCTGGCGGGCCGACCCCTGCCTGATGCTGGACTGCCGGGCGCTCAACCTGCGGCGGGCGGACCAGCCGCGGCCGCGGGTGTGCCCGCGCTGCGGCGGGCCGCTGCTCGCGCCGGGCCGGCCGCTGGGGGGCGCCGCGTTCGAGGGCGAGCCCGCGCGCCGCAGCGGTGGCCGCCGCGGCGGTGGCAGCGGCGGGGCGGGCCGGTGAGCGAGCACCGCGCGCGGGACCGCCTGCAAGCGCTGGTCTTGCTGTGCGACGCGCTCGCGGCCCAGATCGGGGCCGCGCTGGACGAGCCGGGCGCCGGCCGGGAGGCGGCGTTGACGCTGCTGCTGGGCCAGGTGCGGGACGAGCTGGAGCGCGGGGCGGCGGCGGCGGTCGGGCGCCCAACGGCCGACCCCGGGACGGACCCGGAGGAGGACCTCGCTGGGGGCGGGGGCACCCCACCGTCCGCGGCGCCGCACCGGGTGCCCGCGAGCGGGCGGGGCGCGACGCCGGTGCCACGAGGGCAAAGGACAGGGTCACCGCTCGCGGCGAGTGCCATTGTACCCGCGCCCGCGCAGGCGGACAACGCGGGGACGGCCGGCGGCTGCCGGCGCTGCCAGGCCGCGGTCGGCCCGTCGGACCCGACCTGGCCGCGCTGCCCGTGCTGCGGGCACCGGGCCGACAAGGGGCCGCTGGGCTGCGATTGCCCGGCCTGCGCCGAGCGCGACCGGACGGCCCTGGAGGAGGCCCACGCCGCCCTGGTCGAGGCCGAGCTGCACGACGACCTCCCGGTCGGGCGCCACGTGCTCGCGGCCGACCGGGAGGCCTGGGCCAACGCGCTGGTCCGGCTCAAGGTCCGGGCCGAGGCCCTGATCGGGGAGCGCACCGCGCGCCTGCGCGCCGAGCGGGGCGCCTACCTGCGCGCGCCGGACGGGGAGAGCGCCTGGCTGCGGGCGGTCGCCGCGCACGCGGCCTGGCGGGCGCGGGTGCTCGGGGTCGTGCGCCGGGCCGAGGAGCGGCTGCGGGCGCTGCGCCGGCCCCCGGAGGCCCAGCGGGGCTGGCGGGCGCTGCGGAGCGAGTTCCGGGCGGGTCCCCCGGGCGCGCTCGTGCGCATGCGGCGGCCTCGCACGGAAGCGGAACAAAAACCCGGGCCGGCGGACCGGCCCGGGTAAAGGAAACCACCGGCCGGCGCGCGGGACCCGTGCAGGCGAACGCGCCGACCAGAGACGGAGGTTGCGTTGATCATCCCCGCGAGGACGGCGATGACCCTGTCCGCAAGAGCCATTGTCCCACACGGCCGACCCGCCGCGCAAGGCCCGGGATCCGACCGGTCCCGCCGCCTTCGCGGGGGGGCGCCGTGAGCCCCCTGGTCGCGCCCTGCGCGGGCTGCGGCCTGCGCGCGGTCTGCTGGCTCAGCCACGGGCGCCCGCTCTGCGTCGGCTGCTCCCCGGGCCGGCGCTACCCGCTGCGGTTCGTGTGCGCGCGCGGGCACGAGCTGGCGCAGACGCGGCGCTGGTGCGGGCGCAAGGCGCACTGCTCGGTCTGCTGGGCCGAGCGGCGGGCACAACGCCGGCGCGCCCGCGGGGCACCGGCGTGAGCGGCGAGCAGCGCTTGGTCCCGGGCGCCGAGGCGGCCTGGCTCGAGCAGGAGCACGCCGAGCAGGCCGACGCCTGGAAGGGGCGGTTTTTCGAGGTCTGCCACCGGCTGGCCGAGCTCTACGGCGTGCAGGTGGTGATGACGCCGAAGCGGTCGGCGGCGCGTTGGGATGGCCGGTACCACCCGCCGCGGCTCCTGGCCGCGACGGTCCGGTTCGAGCGGCCGGGGACGGTCCGCCCGAAGAAAGCGAGGACGGGCCGATGAGCCGACCTGTGCTTGCGTTGAGCGCGTTTCCGCCGGATATGCGGGCTGAGATCGAGCGGCTGGCGAGGGCGCCGAAGCCACCGCCGCAGTGGATCCGCCTCGGGCTCTGCGAGATCCCGTCGCGTGCGCACTTCGAGTGGCGGCTCCGGCACCGGCAGGGCTTGCTGGCGGTGCGCAAGGAACGGCGCCGAGTCCGCCGGCGTGCGATCGCCGAGCGCGACGGCTGGCGCTGCGGTATCTGCGGTCAGCCGGTCTTGCCGGCGCACCTGCGCATCGACCACATCGTGCCCCTCTGCCGCGGTGGGACCTCCGACCCGTCGAACCTGCAGACCACCCATGCCCGGTGCAACCTGGCGAAAGGGGGCCGGTGATGCCGTGGGGCCGCTGGGACGACCAGCTCTACGACAACGGCAAGGTGATGTCGTTCTCGGACAAGGCGTACCGCCTCTGGGGCAATTCGATCTCCTACGCCAACCGCCACCACACCCACGGCTACTTGACCGAAGACCAGGCGCTCTACCTCGTCCGGGCGATCAAGGGCACGAGGCGCACGATCGCCGAGCTGGTCGCCAAACGCGGCTGGGACCGCGACGGCGACGGCTACGCGATCCACGACTTCGCCCAGTACAACGACAAAGCCGATCCCACCGCGGCCGACCGCGCCGCGCGTTACCGCGCCAACGGCCGCGCCGGCCGTGACGCGCACCCCGACGGCGACCGTGACGCGAGCGTGACGGCGACCGTGACGCCGTCACAGTCGGATCGTGACGCGCGTCACGACCCCGTACCCGTACCCGTCCCCGTACCCCGTCCCCGGGAAGAAGAGCCGGCCAGCCATGCACTCATACAGGTTCGTGGGGGGCGGGGCGACGAACCTGAACGAGAACGGGACGGACCCGAAGATCTCGATCAGGCCGGCGCAGCGCTCGGAACGGCGCTGGTCGACGCGCTCGGGTTCGCGCCGAACACCCGGGGCGAGAAGAGCGGATGGGACGCGGCGATCGGCGATTTGCTGGCCGCCGACCCGCCGGTGAGCCCCGAGGAGGTGCCCCGGTTGGTCGAGCGCTACCGGGCCGCGTTCACGGTCGGCTGCACGCCGCGGGCGATCGGCAAGCACCTGGGCGAGCTGCGCTCGGCGCGTGATCCGCCCTCCGCGAGCGACGTGAGACCGGCGGATTGGGGCGCGCAAACCTACGACCCCGACGACGTCGGCTGGGGGGCCGACCTACCGCGGGCGCCGAAAGGGGAGGTCTGAGTGGGATCGCAAGACAGGTGGCCGGGGGGGCAGCCTTCCGTGCGCTGTCCGCTCTGCCGCGACGCGGGCTGGCTGCGGGTCGAGCACGCACGGCCGTGGGAGCTGCGCAAGAGCGAGCAGCTCGTGCCGTGCGCTTGCCGGCCCACGGCCCAAGGAGAGAGGGCATGGCCGAAGTGAAGGCGCACGCCGACCCGCTGGTCCTGCGCAGCCTGTACACGCTGGCGCTGCGCCGCCGGCGGCGCCGGCGGCGCCTGGGACTGGCCGCGTTCTACGGCGTCCTGGCGCTGCTTGGCGCGCTGGTGGGCTGGGTGCTCGGGGGAGGCCGATGGTCGGCGGCGGCGGGGTGAGCTGCCGCGAGGCCGGCCGGCGCGGCGGGGAGGCCACCGCGGCGCGCCACGGGCGCTCGCGCTACGAGGCGATCGGGCAGCGCGGCGGCGCGGCCGTGCTGGCGCGCTACGGGGTGGGCTTCTTCCGCTGGCTCGGGCGCCGGTCGGCGCGGCTGGCGGAGCGGCGCCGGGACGAGGTGCGGCCGCGGCGTACGGAACAGGGCCGGTGATGGCGGGCGGCGACGCGGGGCTGCGCGGCACGGATGAGGGCGCGCCCGGCGGTCTGGTGCCGGTCCTGGACGCCGGCTACGTCCGGCTGGTCGGCGTGCTCAAGCACTTCGGCACCGACGAGCACGAGGTGCAGGTCGTCAACGCCGCCCGCGCCTCGTTCGAGAAAGAGGTGCGCGAGCTGGGCAAGCGCGACGTCGGGCTCATCAACTTCCTGCTCCGGCGCGTCGAGAACAGCCCGTTCCGGCACTCCGTCCTGGCGTTCGAGGTGCGCGCGCCGCTGATGATCGCGCGCCAGTGGCACCGCTACGCCGTCGGCTCGGCCCACCTAGTCGACGAGGACGGCGTGGCCTGGAACGAGGCCAGCCGGCGGTACGTGACCGAAGAGCCCGCGTTCTACTGCCCGGCCGCCTGGCGCGCCTCGCCCGAGAGCAAGAAGCAGGGCAGCGGCGGACCGCTGCCGGAGGCCGGCATCTGGACGGAGATCCTGGGCGCGCACCAGGCCCACGCGGCGGCGACCCACCGGCGCGCGCTCGGGGCCGGGATCTGCGCTGAGCAGGCGCGCCTGTTCCTGCCGGCCTACGGCCTGTACGTGCGCTGGCGCTGGACGGCCTCGCTCCTGGCGGTCTTGCACTTCCTCGACGAGCGGCTCGACGAGACGACGGCGCAGGCCGAGATCGTCGCCTACGCAGCCGCCGTGCGGGAGCTGGGCCGGCCGCACTTCCCGCACAGCTTCGCGATGCTCGCGGTCGGCTGATGGCCGAGGAGAGGCGGCGCATGCCGCTGGCCGAGGCCGAGGTGCTCGCCGCCGAGGTCGTGCGCCTGCTCGAGACCGCCACCGAGCGCCTCGAGGTGGCCGGGTCGATCAGGAGGCGCAAGCCCGACGTCGGCGACCTCGAGGTCGTCTGCATCCCGCGCTACGAGCAGCGGCCGGCGGACCTGTTCGGCCAGGTTCGGGTCGCGGTCGACCTGCTCGCCGAGCGCTGCCGGGAGCTGCTCGCCGAGGGCACGTTCGCACCGCGCCTGGACAAGAACGGCCGCCAGGCGATCGGCCCGCGCTACAAGCGGCTGACCTACCGCGGCGTGGCGCTGGATCTGTTCTCGTGCGAGCCGCGGACGTGGGGCTGCCTGCTGTTGATCCGCACCGGCCCGGCCGAGTTCAACCAGCAGCTCGTGCTCAAGCGCAGCCAGGGCGGCTGGCTGCCGCGGGGCTTCTTCTTCCGCGACGGCCGGCTCTGGCGGCTGCCGGCGCCCTACACCGCCGACCTGGCCGAGTACGCGATCGCGGTGCCGACGCCGGAAGAAGCCGACGTCCTCCGCGTCCTGGGCTACGCCTTCGTGCCGCCCGAGGAGCGGAGCGGCGAGCGGCCGCCGCCGGCGCTGGCGGGAAGTTCTCTGCCGGAGAACCGGCCGTGACCGAGGCCGAGCGCCTGGCCCGCCTGGAGACCGAGCGCGACGAGTTGGCCCGCGAACTCGGCCGGGCGCGCGGGGTGCTGGCTGCGGTGCTGGTCAAGCTGGACCCGGAGGCGGGCGGCTTCGGCTGCGGGTTCTGCATCCGGCTGCTCCGCGAGGCGCTCCAGGAGACGCCGCCGGGATGAGCGGCATCAAGGTGGCGGCGCTGTTCGTGGACACGAACGGGGTCTACTTCGGGCTCCCTGAGGTAGAGCCCTGGGATATCAGGCGGGACGCTCGCCTGTATCCGGGTCCCTACCCGGTGGTTTGCCATCCACCCTGTGCCCGGTGGGGCCGGTACTGGTTCGGCGGCCCCTCCGCCAGGGAACGCCGGGTCAAGGGCGACGACGGCGGCTGCTTCGCCGCAGCCCTGGCCGCGGTCCGCCGCTGGGGAGGCGTGCTGGAGCACCCCGAGGCGAGCCACGCCTGGCCGGCGTTCGGCCTGAACGACCCGCCGAAGTGGGGCGGGTGGGTGGTCGCCGACTGGGAGGGCGGCTGGACCTGTTGCGTCGAGCAAGGGCACTACGGCCACCCGGCACGCAAGGCGACGTGGCTGTACGCGCACGGGGTTGAGTTGCCCGAGTTGCACTGGGGACCTGCCTCGAGCGGCCGACGGCTCGACGACGGCTACCACTCGGCCGAGGAACGCCGCCGGGCCGTGAGGACAGGCGCTGGCACACGCCTGTCCTCACGGCAGCGGGCCGAAACGCCACTCCCGTTCCGCGACCAGCTGCTGGCCATCGTGGCCACCGCACGCCGCCTCGAGGCCGCCGGATGATCGCCTACTCGGTGCCGACCAGATCAGCCGGGTCGACGCCCAGCGCAGTGGCGAGCGCGCGGAGCGTGCTGAACCGCGGCTCCTGGTGCCCGGACTCGATCGCCGAGATGGTCTGCCAGCGCACGCCCACCTTCGCGGCGAGCTCTTTCTGCGTCAGCAGGCGCCGCCTCCGCAAGGCCCGCAATCGTCCGCCCAGGGTCGCCTCCACTGACCGGAGGATATCCGGTTTAGTACCGCTTGACAACCGGATCATATCACGGTATGATCCTGTTATCAACCGGATACGATCCGGATACGGAGAGGGCGATGGCGCGGTTGACCGAAGCGCAGATCCGCGAGACGGTGGAGCGGATGACCATCAAGAAGCCGGCGGTGCGGGAGGCGCTCCTGCGGGCGGCGCTGGAGGGCGACGGCCCGACGCTGGTGGTGCTGCGGATCAAGGCCCGCGCGCTGGGCGTGGTGTCCTGATGGCCAAGACGGAGCAGCAGATCATCACGGGCGCCTTCGCGCGGGCCCGGGGCCGGCTGGCGGCGGTCCGCTGGCTGGGGCGCAGCGCGGGCGGCTACGCGACCTACGCGGTGGGCTCGAGCCGCGACGTCGAGACGGGGTACCGGGTCACGGTCGGCCCGGTCGGCGAGGTGCTGTGCACCTGCCCGAGCGAGCTGCGCCCGGCCTGCTGGCACCGGGCGGCGGTGTTGTCCGTCCGGGCGTCGCGGCTGCTGTTCGGGCTGAGCGCCGACGGCCCGAGCGCGACGGAGGTGCGGTGATGGGTGCCCTGCTCTTCGACGACACGTACGACGGTCCCCGCTGGCGGTACGCGCCCCTCTCCCGGCCGGTGCGGACCGGCGCGGTGCCGAGCGGGTGGATCGTCGGGAGCGTCCGGCCCGCTCACCCGGCCTTCCCGTTCGGGGTGGTCGATTTCCCGCGCGAGCTGACCCCCGACGAGGTCGCCGGGTACGAGCTCGAGCTGATCGCGGTGGTGCGGTGATGGCCGCGCACACACCGGGGCCCTGGCACTTCGAGCCGGATCGGTTCGACCGGATCTACGGCGGCGAAGTCATCAAAGCCGGCGAGCCCGGCATCCAAGCTTTTCCGGTCGCGGTCGTCTGCGACTTCAACCGCTACGACCGCGACGACGAGCGCACCGCCAACGCCCGCTTGATCGCCGCCGCGCCGGATCTGCTGGCGGCACTGCGCGCGCTCCTGGCGGTGGACGACGAGCCGTGCCGTTTCGACCACCACGGCTACTGCCAGGCGCACCACGTCAGCGCGCCCTGCATCGTCGGTCAGGCGCGCGCCGCCGTCGCCAAGGCGGCCGGGCAGGAGGGCACCAGTGGCTGAGCAATCGTTGGCGCACCGGGGTGTCGACGCGGCCGAGTGGGCGCTGATGACGCAGCAGGCCAAGGTGTTGGTCGCGACCGGGTTCCTGCCGGCGCACATCAAGACGCCCGAGCAGGCGCTCGGCATTATGCTGAAGGCGCGCGAGATCAACATCCCCCCGATGTACGGCCTCTCGAACATCGCGGTGATCCAGGGCAAGCCGGTCTGCAACGCCGAGCTGATGCTCGCCCTCATCTACCGCGACCACGGCGACGGCGCCATCGTCATCGAGCACTCCGACGACGAAGCCTGCCGCATCGTCTACCGCCGGCGCACGGCGCCGGCCGCGCAGCGGTACGCCTTCACGCTCGAGGACGCCAAGCGGGCGGGCCTGCTGGCCAACCAGACCTGGCAGAAGTACCCGGCCGCGATGCTGCGCGCGCGCTGCATCAGCGCCGTGGCGCGGATGGCCTTCCCCGACTCGATCGGCGGGATGTACACGCCCG